ATCATCAACGCGTGGGTAAGTTGGGTTAAAACCTTTACTGGACTTGCTATTGCGGGAAAACTTGGTCAAAAAACACTTGTAGTTACTCATACTGTTCCATTGAGAAATCAATGGGCAAAGGAAGTGGAGAAAGTCTATGGAATCACACCTAGCATTATTGGAAGTGGTAGCTTTGATACTTCTGGCGTGGTGGTTGTGGGAAATACTCAGACTTTGTACCGCAATATTGGAAGAGTACAAAAGGAGTTTGGAACAATCATCTTGGATGAAATGCATCATGTCTCGAGTCCGACGTTTTCTAAGATTATAGATACGAGCTATGCTCGTTACAAAATCGGATTGTCTGGTACTATAGAAAGAAAAGATGGAAAACATATAGTCTTTCGAGATTATTTTGGTTCCAACATCTATAAGCCACCAAAAGAAAACTTTATGGCTCCGAGCGTGCATATATTACGTTCAGAAATAAGATTCATGGACAGTGCTCGTGTTCCTTGGGCGAATCGAGTAACAAATCTTACCAATAACGAAGAATATCAACATACTGTATCGCTCCTTGCGGCGGCCTACGCCGCAAGAGGGCATAAAGTGTTGGTAGTAAGTGACCGTGTGGGATTTATGAAGCGTTGCGCCGAACTGACTGGTGACAAAGCGACTTGTGTTACGGGTGAACTCTCGCATGATGAAAGAGATGAGCGTATGTCTGATATTAAAAGCGGAAAAAAAGAAATTCTCTATGGCACTCAGGCAATTTTTTCCGAAGGAATATCACTCAACGAGCTTTCTTGTTTAATTCTTGCTACACCTGTGAACAACGAGCCCCTACTGACTCAGTTAATCGGTAGAATTATTCGCCTTCAAGAAGGCAAAAAAGACCCAGTGATTATTGACATACATCTAAAAGGAAATACTGCTCGCAAGCAGGCTTCAGCGCGGATGGGTCATTATATGAAACAGGGTTATCAAATAAAACAACTTTGAAAAAAATAGTTCTTGACACGAAGGTTAAATTTTAGTATAATATATGTTCTTATATGACTGGCCGAAAATTTATGATGCTGCCGAAGGCAGAGTGATCGAAGTAGTCCGAATCTTTCGGATGATTGTGTGGAAGCAAGTTCCGCAGAATCGAAAAGATCCCATCTACAAATATTCGCAGAAAGACTTTTCTGGGGTGAGTTTCATGCTACACCCCGACCTCCTCCTGCACCATGCATATAAGTACTCGTATCGAGAAGTAGCTCAGTATATTTCTCTGTGTTCTCTACGCTCTGTTGTAGACTTCGCAGCGACTTACAAGCTAAGTCTCGATTTACTATTAGTACCGGGTCTAGAACCAGAACAACTTATTAACAACAATAGGCTACTTGCATTAGACGAAGACAGAGTTCTTTTTCTATACGAAGAAGTCCCAGAAGAGGAAATACACTAATGGCAATTTCATTTAATCAACAAAAAGGTTCCGCACAAAAATCATCAATCACCAGCTTTCAGTACACTGATGGCGATAACAAGTTTCGTCTCGTAGGCGATATTCTTGCTCGCTATGTCTACTGGATTAAGGGTGAGAACGACAAAAACATTCCTTTTGAGTGTTTGTCTTTTGACCGAAACAAAGAAACCTTTAACAATCTTGAAAAAGACTGGGTACGAGAGTACTATCCCGATCTCAAGTGTGGCTGGAGCTACGCTACACAATGTATTGAGAATGGTCAGGTAAAAGTAGTAAACCTGAAGAAAAAGCTGTGGGAACAAATTATTACTGCAGCAGAGGATCTTGGCGATCCGACTGATCCCGAAACTGGTTGGGATGTATGCTTTAAGAGAGTCAAGACTGGCCCGCTCCCCTACAATGTAGAGTATCAGCTTCAAGCACTCAAGTGCAAGCCTCGTGCTCTTACAGAAGACGAATTAGCTCTTGTTGAAGGGTTAAAGTCTATGGACGAAGTTATGCCTCGTCCTACTGCCGACGCTCAAAAAGAGTTGTTGGATCGTATCCGCGACAATGATGGTGGCGCGGAAGAAATCGACGAAAGTATTGAAGACGAGTTTAAAATTGCATGATTCTTTTTACCGCAGACTGGCACATTAAGCTAGGACAGAAGAATGTACCAGTCGAATGGGCACTGAATAGATATTATAAGTTTTTTGATGAGATTCATTCTTTAGAAAAATATTATAATATGCACATCATTGGAGGCGATCTCTTTGATCGCCTTCCAAGTATGGAAGAGTTAGAATTATACTTTTCGTTTATTCGAAAGGTAAAGATTCCTACGCTCATTTACGACGGAAATCATGAAGCGACCAAGAAGAACAGAACTTTCTTTTCGCAACTTAAACAAGTAAGTAAGGATATTAACCCGTTAGTTACAGTACTTGATATTTCATACATTGATGAAGATTTAGGGTTTGGTGTTCTTCCCTATGCTGAATTGCATAAAAAGACCAGTATTGAAGCGTTTGATTATAGTAAACCACTATTTACTCATGTACGTGCAGAAATTCCACCGCATGTAAAACCAGAGGTAGACTTAGAAAGATTTGATCCGTTTCCTGTAGTTTTTGCTGGTGATCTTCATGCTCACAGTAATACTCAGAGAAATATAGTATACCCAGGAAGTCCTATGACAACTTCCTTTCATCGAAAAGAGGTCTCTACAGGATATCTTATTATTGATGAAGAAGATGACTGGGAATGGGATTGGAAACCCTTTGAACTACCTCAGCTCTTACGAAAAACGGTAACTGATCCAAAAGACATGGTGCCAACAGACTATCACCACACTATCTATGAGATAGAAGGTGATATGCAAGAGCTTGCTTCAGTAGAGAACTCGGAGCTTCTGGATAAAAAAGTCATTAAAAGAAGCTCTGAAACTTCTCTTGTCATTGATAAAGAAATGACATTAGAAGAAGAATTAGTAGAATATCTAAAATATATTCTTGAGATGTCAGATAGTCAGATTCAAAAAATACTAGGGACTTATAATGATTACGCTCAAAAAGCTGAAGTGGAGTAACTGTTTTAGTTACGGTCCCGATAATGAGTTAGACCTAGATGATAACAGTGTAACTCAAATCATTGGAACAAACGGTATGGGCAAATCGTCTATACCGTTAATTATTGAAGAAATTCTTTACAACAAAAACTCAAAGGGTATTAAAAAAGCAGACATACCAAACCGTTATCTTGGTAAAGGATATTCAATTTATCTGTCTCTTCAAAAGGATGGCAGCCTTTATGAAATTTCTGTAGACAGAAAGACAAATATAAAAGTAACTCTAATAAAAGATGGAGAGGATATTAGTAGTCATACGGCTACAAATACTTATAAGTCGATTCAAGAAATTCTTGGTATTGACTTTAAAACCTTCTCTCAGCTAGTATACCAAAATACGAATGCAAGTTTACAGTTTCTAACTGCAACCGATACCAATAGAAAAAAGTTTCTTATTGATCTTCTGCACTTAGACCAGTACGTAAATTTATTTGAAGTATTTAAAGAAGCATCGAAGGAGTCTTCGTATGCGATAGTTTCTGTGACTTCGGAAATTGCAACTATTGAAAAATGGTTACAAACAAATAAATTAGAAGATACTACCATACTGCCACTGTTGAATTTAGAAATCGACACGGAAGATGATGAGAAAACTTTCCGTAAGTTATCTGTAGAAATTGAAAATATCTCCGAAAAAAATAAAAAAATTCTCAAAAACAATCAGTATAAAGAACTGCTGAGTAAGATAAATATTGAGGAACTACAAAAGTTGCCTCCAGTTGAGAAGAAGTCCTATGATGAATTTCAAGCAGAGTTAGGACAAATAAGTGGTGCATATTCTGCAGCAACAAAGATGTTGCAGAAATTAGAATCTTTAGAAGATAAGTGTCCTACTTGTGAACAGGAAATAGATTCAGAGTTCAAACAAGACTTAATAAGTCAGGAAAAAGAACTTTTAGAATTTCTTTCATCAAAAAAAGATTTTAATGAAAAGAAAGTTCAACAGATAAAAGAAGATAATAAAGAATTCGCTCGTAGAGCAAGCCAGCAAAAAGACTGGGAAGATCTCTTTCGAAGTATAGATAGAACGCTTCCTGAAACTATTCTTGATAAGGAAGAGTTAGAAATGAAACTCTCCGAAGTTCAAGATAGACTAAAAGCTGCAAAAACAAAGTTGGCTTCCGTATCTACAGAAAATGAAAGACGAACAAGACAAAATACGCGTATAGAAATTATTCAGTCACAAACTGATGATTTTATACAAAAACTCGAACAAGCTCAGTCCCTGTTAGGAGAACAAAAGGAACTTGACTCAAATCTTGAGATTTTGAAAAAAGCCTTTAGTACTAACGGATTGTTAGCATATAAGATTGAAAATCTAGTAAAAGAACTAGAAGAGCTAACTAATCAATATCTTGCTGAGCTTTCAGATGGTCGTTTTACGCTTGAGTTTGTTGTATCAAACGATAAACTCAATGTACAGATTACTGATAATGAGAATATAGTTGATATTTTAGCACTTTCTTCTGGAGAGCTTGCAAGAGTAAATACAGCGACACTGATAGCTATTCGTAAACTAATGAGTAGTATATCAAAGTCAAAAATCAACATACTGTTTCTTGATGAAGTAATCAATGTGCTCGATGAAGCAGGAAGAGAGAAAATGGTTGAAGTTTTACTACAAGAAGATTTAAATACTTATGTAGTATCACACGGCTGGACTCACCCTCTTCTTGAAAAAATCGAAGTAGTAAAGC